GATGGCATCAATGCTGGAGATGGCATCAATGCTGGCGATGGCATCAAGGCTGGTACGTACATCTGCTGCGAGAAGCGCATCTTTGCTGGCCTGTCCGTGTCCAGAACAAGCACAGACTGTGACAAAAAGATCATTTGCGCCGAACTGCTGAAGGGCGAAATTGCCTATGGTGATTTAGAGATTGTACAACATAAGGAGGATTGAAAATGGTTCAGTGGGTTGTTTTTAAGCGTGGCAAAAAAGAGCTGCTGGCATATACGCTTCAGGGGACGTTCCGTGAGGAACGAGAACAAACAATCGAATTGCTTGCCTGCGAACACGGCATTCCGAAAGAAGAAATTTCCGTTACGATCGAGGCAAGGAGGAGATAAAATGAAAGACGCTTTTATGAAAATTTTCAATGCTCATATTAAACGAGATGGAGCAGACAAATTACTGGAGTGGCTGAAGACTACAGATTTCTTTGAAGCACCGGCATCTACTAAGTATCATCTGAACCGCCCCGGCGGGTTGCTGGAACATAGTCTTAATGTTTATGCACGACTTCGGCAACTGTACATCAATGAACGGAAACGGGAGAATATTGACTTTGTCGCCCTGACAGATCATGAAGAAGAAAAGATTGCTATTTGTGGTCTGTTCCATGACTTCTGCAAGATCGGGCTTTATCGGCAAGAACCAAAAAATCAGAAAACCTATGATCCGGAAAAAGTTGGTGCCGCGCATCCCAAAAGCATTAAGCATGATGCTCTTGGAGACTTTGTCTGGGAAACTGTCATGGGATACACACATGAGGACAATCTGCCCTATGGGCATGGCGAAAAGTCTGTCTACATCCTGTCTGGCTTCATCAAGTTGAGCAGGGAAGAGGCAATGGCGATCCGGTGGCACATGGGCTTTTCTGATGATACATTCCGAGGCGGTTCTCAGGCGGTTGGTCAAGCATTTGGGATGTACCCTCTGGCTGTTATGCTGCATATGGCGGACCTCGCAGCAACCTTCATGGACGAGAAGGAGTAATTGATGAGTACCGAAACACGAGTAGAAGCTCTCATTAAGATCATTCAAACAGGATCAATCCTATGCGGACTCGATCTCACTGTGACAGGAAACCAGATTGCGTTTGTAGATCAACGAGAAGGAAAGCTTGTATCTTTCTGGACTCCAGAATATACTTTATCTGACAAGTTAGGAAAGGAAGGAGAGAATGAAGGTGTCTCCCACTGATATTTCTTTTATCCTTTTCTATGCCTCTCGAACGTTTCTTGTTCTTTCATTAGGAGTCTTCTTCAGTGATTACATTATCCCCAGAATTAAATGGCTGGACAGATGGATTAGCCGGTTACCAGCTAACCGTGATGAATAATAGATTGGAGGGCTATCCATAAATATCGGAGACATTGTAAGTGAGAAGATTGAAGAACTCGGCATTCAGAGAATGGGAAAGGTCATTTTCATTCATCCGAAGGGCAGGTTCTACACCGTAGAATTCGATCTGGGAAATCAGATCGTTCGACACTGCTACACATTCGACCGACCTGAAGAATATATTGAAAAAGAAAGAGGATACAAGCGAAAAGCGTAGACTAGAATTCGGCTCAATTCATTGTAAAAACGGTCAGGTCTAGAAAAATAAAAATTCTGCATAAAGAATGAAATCCCTCGCAAGCCGCATAGGTGCTTGCGAGGGATTTTTTGTTAGAAAAAATTATATGTAGCAGATGAAGGCAAACAAAAGAAAAACTGAACTTTTGAGGGGAAAAAACAGCCGAATAAAGCATATTTACCGCATGGTAAAAACAAATAAGCAAAATTTACCGTCATATCTATTGACTAGGTAGGTAGGTATGCTACGATATCATCGAAGAAATACAACAAGAAAAGGGTGCTACAACACCTAATTCCTGTGGAAGATCGTATCTTTTCGACTATTTAAGGAGGTATAACATGGTCACACCAGCCCTGGTAAAACAGAAAGCTCAGGCACTGAATGCCATTATGGAGGCATTCGAACACTACTATCTTGAAGTATTGGAGATAGGTCACTCGGATATGGATGAAAGAGAAATAAATCTCAGGGATAATGGATGCAACGCATTCTACCTTATTCGAGAAATGCTTTCCAACTTGACCGCCATCATGGACGAGTTAGCTGGACATATGGAAGTTTGCAATGCAATTGCTGCAATTAACAAAAATAAACAGGGAGGAAAATAATAAATGGAAAGTGTAAAAGAACTCCAGAAGAACACAGCGGTTATTGAAAGCAAATCTCACTCCATCCGTGCGATTCTGAAAGATGGAGAAACACTGTTCGCAGCGAGAGATATTCTCCAAGCGTGTGGTATCAAGTATCCGGGGCGATGGATGAATCGTGTAAGGCACGAATTCCCCAATAAGTACCCCGAAGAAAAACTCACTTATCCATTCATGACCGATGGAGGATTGAGAGGAATTAAGATGATATTCGTTTCTGAGAATACCGCTATGAAGATCTTAGAGGCGACACCTTGTACCCAAGAGATGAAGAAATGGCTTATAAAAGATGTGCTTACATACAAAATCGATACAGACGCTCATTGTCGGCCGGGCACAGCACATGAAGGATTGGTCATTGAAGAAAAAGAACAATGTGCCAATCATTCGGCTGAAGAACTCAACCGAATGATCGATAGGATTTTGATTGTATTGTTGGAAATGAAAAAAGCTGTTACCATCCAGTAACAAAACAGTCACCATGAAAATCTCATGGTGACTGCATTTGAAAGATTATACCTTGCGGATACGGCGATTCCAGCTTATCACAAACAACAATACATCATTAGGAGCAAGAAAAAAGCTCCATCCTGTAAAATCACAACGACAAAATGTTTCACGGGAAACACAACGGTAATTTCTGACCAGAAATCGCTTTACTGTAAAATATTTGTGACTATCACCGATTTACTATTGACATAGACGGTAGGTGTGTTACGATAAGTATGAAGGTAATCACCTTCAATATAAGCCGGGTAGGAGGTAAACGAAATGGAGCCTGATGCCATGACTGTAGCTGAGCTGATTGTTTTTCTGGAAACTCTTGCAGAGAACGTAGAGCTTAAAGCAGCAACCGGCGCAGACGCAGCGCAGATTATTCGTGAGAAAATCGGAAATCTAAAGGCGTAAAAAAGGGGTCAGCTGCAACCTGACCCCAAATCCCCCAGAACTAAAGAGGGGCGGTGGTGCCTACCCACCACTCGCTCCTCCATAATACCATCAAGGGTAGGAAAAATCAAGGAGGCCGTCAAGTGTTTGCTGTAGTTATTGCATATCCCACAGGAAAGCGAGATCTGATCGATTTTGCATCCTGCCCTGAGGAAGCTGAAGAAATTATAGAAACAGTTTGCCGCAACAATGGTGGCCGCCAATACCTCTACGAGAAGGGCGTTCGCTTTCAAGTGGAACTGGCATTTTGAGGAGGAATGGTACATGAGCAGATTGACACGAGAAGACTGGGAAGTCTACGGTATTTTGAGAAGTGTTCGTGGCAAGAAATATGCTGAGAACTGGCGTCACAGCCGTAATAAGAAAAATGCGGATTATGGGATTGGTCTCCCCAGAAAAGATCATGAATGGAGGCTCGTCAAAGAATATGGAATTGATGGCTATCTCATCAAACGCTTTGTTTCTGGACACATGACAGCTGCCGAAAAAGCCAGATTCGAAGAAGACAATTGGGTTCATGCACCTGCAACGGCCTATGACTGCACTGGAAAGCCGTTTACCAGTTGGATTTCGTTCCACGAAGTTCCCGAAGGCACATGGGTCTATCACATGATCTCGTTTGATGTTTAAGCAAGGAGACACTACAATGGAAAAGAAAATCGTGCTGATATACCCGTCCGAGGCTGTCGGACTGATCGCAGATCTCGGAAACGGGGAGCCGACTGACAATGGCGACAGAACCAGTAGATACATCAGCGTCGCCAAGGGATACGGCGAGAAGATGGGGAAGACGGTCAAGGTAGCCTTGATCGAAGAAAAGGCGCTGTTGCCTCAGAAGGAATGGGGCTATGCGCTCCATATCATCAACGATGTGGACATGACCAACTGTCGGCTGATCAGAACTATCGGCCTTTCGGAGGACGAACTCATCCAACTACTCGGAACGATCCTCGAAGAGCTTGAGAAAGGAGCAATGTAACGATGAGCTACGAGCAGGCTATGCGGCACTCCCGAAACCACCGCAAGGATCGCTTCACTCAGCAGTGCGGTGGTCCAGTTCACGAGCCTGATGCGACGTGGACGCCTGACCAGACAAGAGCGAACGAGCTTTGCTCCCTTGAGCGAATAGCAGAGAGGGAACAGGATTACCCCATCTACATCAAGTCGCTGTCAGGCGGCGTATATGTGACCGTGAGTGAGCGTGACAGCTTCGCTACGAAGATCGAGAGCCGGGATGAACTGAATGATTTCATCCGGGATTTAGTGGTGTAAACGAAAATGGATTTTCCGAAAAATATTCACAGGACCTATTGACTAGGTAGGTAGGTGTTGTAACGTAAAGTAAAGAAAACCACACAGAACAACAAGAATGGAGGAAACGAAAATGCTGATGGAACTTGTTATGGCACTTCTCACCGCCGGAGATGAAAAGGAAAAAGAGAAAGCATACAGAAATCTTGAAAGAGTAGGGGTCGACCGCATTACTGCCGACATAATGGCAGCAGAGTTCAAATCGTAATCGACAGGATTGGTTCCTTACCTCGTTTTCTGCTGGCAGGGAGCGTCGCATTTAAGCGGCTTTTGAACTTTCGTGCCTTGCCAATAAAACAACACACCAAAACAAAAAGGCCGATACAAAGCATTCAGCGCCTTCATACAGCCCAACCTTACCGACCGGAAAATTCACAGGAGGAATTCATGCGAAAACTTACCAAGAAACAAATCGAGCGGCTTGCCCTAGAAATTAGACGCTTTCTTCTGAATCGTGACATGTGGGTTGATGTCACTATCTATTTCAACGGCAAGGCAATCAGCACAGACGACAGAAACGGGAACTTCGGATACAACGATCCGGACAAGCTTTTTATTCTGGAAAACATGAACCCGAGGGATTACTTCTTGTATGCGGGTGATATCCTCAGCATGAGTTTTGAAGGCGACTTTTACGACGTTCTCAACTATGATTGCTGGCCTGCCGCAAAAAAACATTTCGAAGACCTTCTCTCCAAATACGGCCTGTATTATGAACTTGGCAATTCGTGGAACCTTACAGTTGCTATGAAAGGATAGAAAAGAACATGAAAAAAAAGAAATCGTTGACCGATCTGCTTTTCAAAAAAGCTGATGATCTCGGCTGGAGCATTTATCGTGACGAATATGGAGATTTGGAATTCAGTAAACATAGCCCTTTGGGAGAAGACTTTTCGTTCTATATTGGAGGCAGAGACATCGTAAAAGAGGTTCTTGAATACTACGAATACTTCGATCCTGATGAACACTGTAAGATGTGGATTGAAGCGCAGGGGCGTGTAGCGGGGGTGCCCAGAAGTATCCGCGATCTCATTGATGATGCAGAAGCCATCGACGAGATGCTGAAAGAACTGGCTTATGCACTCATGGGTGTAGAACAGGAGCTCAGAGATGAAGATGAGGAGGGAGAGGAAGATGATTGATGCAACCAATTGCCCACATTGCGGCAAGTTTTCGGCTCCAAGAATTCAATTTACATACGAAGGTGAGCCGTTCTGGGTTTGTCGCCATTGCGGTGTTATGATTTATGACCGCAGATGGTACAAATATGTTGCCAAAAAGGAAGCAACAGAAATCGTGGAATACCGTGGCCGGCGGGGGTTATTTGTTCTTGATACAGGCGCTGGATACATCGGGATCGACAACTCGACTGGAGATGCATGGTTCGAGGAGTTCCCAGATCTCTTTGAGTGCCTGATGTGGCTGGCTGGCGAAAAGGAGGCAGAAGAATGACAAAAGCAGAACTCCGTGCGGAACTGATGAAGGGCCGCGCACTGGATGACATTCTGTACTTCATCGACGGTCAGGAGTGCCTGATTTTCAAGGCTGACCGGTTCGTTCCCGGAGATGAAGTTCTGTACATCCCTGACATCGACTTGAACCAGATCCCGGTCGACCTCAACCTGAGCCGCAATAACTCGATGATGGATGAGGCGTTACACGGTTGGGGTCCGATGACGGCAGAGGAACAGGTCACGGTCGTTCTTTCGTACTGCTACACCGGTGATGACTTCATCAAAGAGTGCGGCGGAGACGAGGAGAAGGCAAGATACCTGTTCTATTACTGCGATTGGCAGCATCCAAGCTCCGCATACCCTGAGATCTGCGAGTTGGAGGAGGTTGTATGAAGCGGTATATTCTGAGGGCGTGGTATAAAGCAGCATACGGAAAATGGGCAATAGCCGATTTTGTAGTAACTCGTCCAACCGTTTCTCCGGAAGGAGTGTACGCCACAAGCAGAACGGCTTGGGGTGGAGAAATCCGAAATTTTTATCCGTTACATACAGTGTTGAGCTTGAAGGAGGAATGAAAACGAATGGGCAGAGGCAACGTATGTGTTTCCGACGATTTTGAGGGGCTGTACTATGTTGACAATGATTATCTTCATATTTACAGGACGACCGACACCTATCCGGGAGAACCCGAATATAAATCTATGGGAGATCTAGATTACGAAGAAATCTGTAGTGATAATTGGGAATTCGACGAGATCCAGAGCCGAATTGAACTTGAAGACACAGAGATAAACCTTACTGCATACTTGAAAGAACGTTTCAAAAGCTTTGTAGATTGTAAAAAATGGATAGAGCACGATCGCTATGCGCTCCTAGAAAACAACCTGTTCTACATCGCAGAGGCAGACAATCAGTGGAGCATGGCTTTTATGCTTATTCAGAAGGATCATCCTTACATGGACCTAAGCGGGCTTCAGCAGCGACATTATCAAACATATCTTGATGGCATCAGAGACGGACTGTTCGAAATGTTCCCGACACTCGGCACCTATGCAGGCGCATGGACAAGCGGAACGATCAGACGCCAATAGGAAGAAAAAACTTCGCATAGGAAGATATTCCACTTGACACGGTAGGTAGGTAAGCTACGATAAAGTCACAGAAAACATAGAAAGCCGAGGATATAAAATGGAAGAACGGATCAAAAAGGAAATTGCTTATCTCGAAATGGAGCTGGACGACCATCAGCAGCGAAGAGACAGACTTGTTTCTGAACTGAAAGGAGATATCCAAACGTATACTGATTATCAGGTTGTGACATTCCTTCCCGGCAAGATCAAAGACATCGCATATGAACGTCAGAAGATTTCTGAGATTTCTGATCAGATTAGAATGCTCCGTCACCTGCTTGCAAATGCAGGTTAATAACGCAAATGGGAGTCATCGGCATAGGCCGATAATAATTTCGATCGACTTTACCGATCGGTAAAACTTGAAAAAGGAGATATAAGAATGAATGTGAACTGCGGCAACTGTAGCCACCAAATTGTCGGCACTCTTTCTGGTTTAAGAAACGAAGAAGGCTGGCATATCGCATGCCCTGAGTGTGGAACTTCTGTCACCATGGAGGAACTGCCCCGCCGGATCATCATGGTTTTTGATTTCGATGAAACTGGCGAACACTTCACCGATGACCTTCTCGCAGACACTCGTTCTCGGGATTTTGAAGCGTTTGAAACCCCCAAGGAGTTTCTGGATTCTTGGAAGGTTCTTGTCCAAAAACCCGATGGGATGTGGTACTGGATTATTGACAATGGCGAGATCTTCTGTTCCGGACCTGTCGACGTCAACGACATTTACTGCATCGTCGATCATTTTGATGGAGAGCAGCTATTTCAAGGCCGGCCTTCCAAGATTCAGGAATTCAATATTACCGTTTCGCAGAAAGTTGTACTCACTGTTGAGGACATTGATGACATTATGGTCGGAGCACTTGAAGGTGGAATCAATTACTGGTGCAAGGAAGCTGAAGTGATCGAAGAGAAACGGGTTGCGGCATGGGGACACGAGCAGATCGCCAGAGGTGGAGTCTTGATGCTCCACGATAGATATGAAGATGAAGTGTACGAGCTTACCAGAACCAAGTTCATTGCTGGCTTCCAAAAATGGTTCGAAAACGGCGGATACGAAAGTGGCGCAGTGAGCGGCGGAAAGGTTGACTGCTGTTTGATTGATGCGATCGAGGCTGACATGATTGTGCAGTATGCTTTGTTTGGCAAGCTCGTCTATTGTTGAGGGGTTGAGTGCGATGGGAAGAAAAAGATATGATGACTTATTGGGTATGAAGTTCTCCAACCTTCTGGTCATCAAACAAGCAGAAAGCAGCCGAACCGGCTGCGCTAGGTGGATATGCAGATGCGAGCTTTGCGGAAGCGAAACGGCCATTTTTGCATCAAACCTAAAAAACGGAAGAACCAAGATGTGCAAATCTTGTTCAGAGAAAAGAAAGACGACACACGGGTTATCCCGCGACCGAATTTATCCTGTATGGCAAGCCATCCTCCGCAGATGCGAAAACCCGAAAAATGAACACTACCACGACTACGGAGGCAGAGGAATAGCTGTTTGCGAGGAATGGCACGATCTCAGAACATTTGCTAAATGGGCATATAGCAATGGCTTCGCCCCCTCCGCAAAGAGGGGCGAATGTACGATTGAGCGCAGAGATGTAAATGGCAATTACTGCCCCGAAAACTGTTTCTGGGCTAACATGAAGACGCAGGGCAGAAACAAGAGAAACAACCGACTGCTTCAGACGAGCGAAGGTGACAAAACAATCACAGAACTCTCCGAAAACGCAGGTATTCTCGCAACTACTGTTTCTGGGAGAATAAAACGTGGCTGGAGCATCGAGGCAGCGCTGAATATACCAGTAGATAAACGCAGAGGAGGACACCGAAAGCCTGTCCTGTGCGTAAATGACGGAAAACTGTATGGATCACTCATAGATGCGGCAACAGCGTATGAGCTGAGCTATGACAAAGTGAGGAGAGCCGTCGACACTGACAAGGATGTAGATGGCTATATATTCGCAACGAACTATGAGGAGGGATGCCAAAATGGATTATGAGACTTTTGTGAAGCTGAAGCAGCTCTGCCAGGAGTGCGAAGGCCGTGGATGCACCTACAATCACGACGGTGAGTGCCGCTTCGCCTTGGTACACGAGAGGAAGCCTGAAATCAACGACATCGACGGCTGTGTTGACTATGACTATACGGAGGAAAACTGATGAGCTACATCGGCGGTGGAATGTACGAGGCAACAACATGCCCGATCTGCGGTGAAACAATGTGGAATGGCAAGTGCGAAAATCCCGACTGTTACTTCCACTGGCACCCGATGGATGACGACGATTGAAAAACAAAAGGAGAGATCATAGTGACGAAGTTTGTAAGGGAGATCCAGCCGCATGTTAAGCTGTATCGAGATGTCAAAAATGGAATCGCCTGGATCGAAGACGGGCGGTCCGGCCTTGGGATTAGTGTCCATCCCAACATCAGCACCTCGGGGAGCGTAAGGGGCATGAAGGACAGGGGCTACTGGGGCAAGAATGATCGGATAGTGAGAAGCCACGGTTGGGTCTATAACATCGACAGGTTTGTCTGCAACAAGGATGACGAGCTTGAAATGATTGTAGCCAACGAATGCATGTGCGAATCGTGCTGGGAACGAAGAAGACAGGAATAACGTAATCGCCCACCGGGCAGAAAGGATAGCACCATGAGTTACAAAGTGACCATCAACACGGAAGAATACAAGCCTCGTCGCTGCAGCAAGACCAACTGGGAGCCTGGCACCATGAACGACTACATGGCCGCCATCAATGGCTGGCACACTACCGAGCGCAGCCTGAAAGAGGTCGAATGGCGTCTTATGATGTTCCAGGGCTCTTGCCGTCCTGTCTCTGAGTGGGACGAAGAAAAAGGGGATTACTCGGACAGATACCAGCGCTGGGAATCCAAGAAGTGCAACAAGGTCACTTACCTCGACCGGCTTTGTGGATTTGAGAGAACCCAGAATGTCACCGGATATGGCTTTACCCAGGGCTACTTCAGCATTGGCAAAGTGCTTGACGAGCTGAAGGCAAAAGGCGTTGTCAGAATCCCCTTTAGCTGGCTTTATGATGCCAGACAATACTGCAAGAACATGAACGGATGCTACATGGAGATCCGGAAGGAGGGCTGACAATGGCACGACATTCGTACAGAGGGAAAGACGGGCGTTTTGAACGATGCACGGTTCAGAAGCTTTTCGGCATCCAAGCGAACGAAAAAGGCAATCAATACCGGTGCCTGAATTGTGGCCATGTGTTTGCCCCTATCATCGAATCAGGGCGCTGCGTTAAATGCCAAAGCACCGAGATCACACTGGTAAAGGAGGATTTGTTGTGATTACTTTTACGGACACTTGTGCGAACGTGCCGACAACTGGAGCTTCCGTATTATCACAACCTAAGGAGAGTAAAACATGAGAATTCCGAAATATATTGATGATGCTCTGAGAAAGCGGACAAAAGCAGCTCAAGCCTTTAACAAATATGACTGGATTGTGTCTCACTGGCTAGACGACCATGGAATTGGGGACGAAATCGACACTGCCAATACTCACGGAGGCGTGGAAAGTATTGTCAATCCTACGGTTGCGGAGAGAATAATTCGAAATGCAATCTATTTTAAGGAAGGATGATGAAGATGAAGAACAGCGGAAAGATTGTTGCGCTCATTGAGGCGTACATCGAACTCGCTCAGGATAATAGCTATGACGACAGCAAGATCATCGACGCCTTGACCGACATTTTCAACCGTGAGGAGTTGGAGGAACTCGGGTATGCGGAGTTCGTCCGAGCCTACTTCGAGGAGGACTGACGATGAAAGATATCCAATGCAAAAACTGTACTCAACTTAAAGCTGCATGGTGCGACAAGAAGATCGACTCCCCCGACCCGGAGCTTGTTCATGATTGCCGGGACTTCAAACAGATCACCGAACACGATCACATCTGCGGCATGAGCGACGAAGAAATGGCGTTGTGGCTTTCTAACATCATCCGCAGCTGTTGGGATTGTTTCATTCGACACACCTGCAATAACAAGAATGCTTGCGCCGACAACTTTCTAGAATGGCTTAGATCGGAAAGGGTGAAGTGATATAAAAGGAAAATATGATGCCTTTACGGAGACAGTAGCTGACACTGTTTTCGCAGAAATCAATAAAGGGAAGTGTCTCGATGATTGGATTTCTCTGCTTGTTAATATCCCTCTTCCGGCCTTCGTTGCAACCGGAGGGAAAATTGTCGTACTTGGCAACGAGAATAAAAGAGTCAAGCGGTATCTGATTACGCTCGTAGAGAATGATAATTGGGTGCGTGCCGAAACCACTGCGTCCGCCGGTAGGGATGATCTCATTGCCGCCGTTTCTCGTATTCTCGACCAGCGTGTTACTCAACAAAAGAGTGCTCGAAAGAAACGGCCCAAATACCGAAAAGGAGACAAAATTCAAAGCCTCGACGAGCTTGCGAGACAGGAGTTCATTTTCTTTCACGATAAGGTCTACCACAGAGGATGGTTCGGTTCGTGGCAGCTCTCGTGGTGTGCGGCCAGGATCAAGTTAGGTGAGCTTCAGTATGCGATAAAGGAGGGAAATGATGAAGGCGAGAAGTAAGATCCGACTGGATGCGGAAAGCATTGGCAGGCTTTGTAATTCGCTGAACGCTTGTGCCGGTGCGGCATGGAGCGTTTTTCCCTCGGCTGCTCGAACGATGCTTCTGGCGCAGGGGACGATCTCCGTTCTGCACGACAAGGTCGAGGAGAAAAAGACCGTGCTTGTTTCCGACCTCGACTCTATGTGCCCGCGCTACAAGGTTGTAGACGAGCACGGATGGACCATCGGCGAAAAGATCCCGAGCTTCGGATATATGAAACCCGAATACCAGAAGAACGGCCGAATGACCGGCGGAAGACGCGGCAGTTTTGATGCTCGCCTCTATAAGGGCTCGCCGCCCTGGCTCAAGTATGAGGTCTTCAAGATCGACCACCTCGGCGGAGGTATCACTTTCCACGCAAGAAAGAGAGGAGATACCAAGGATTGAAACGGAATAGAGTAAAACGAGGATTACCGAGTAGGGCAACCATAGAGGAGAGGGGAGGATATTTTAATGGTGAACGGGCCTGACAACTACGGCGTATATAGTCAATTCGACATCGCCAAACACAAAGAAACCTTTGTTCATTACTTGGAGGTTATCATTCACTCAGACGGACTCGTTGAATATGCCGTTCCCTCGCATCAAAAGAAACTGATACAACTCGCAGCGAGAAAATTGGGAGTTCCGGAAGAAACTATCCCGGGGCTTTGCCCACAGGAATATCATGGAGACTATATGGTCTGGCTATCAAAAATAACAGGCTGCATTGCTGTGTGGAATGATTTTTACCACGCTTACGAAATTTCGAGAGCACAGGCGTTAAAGCTCAGAAGCCTAAAGGTAGCGGGAATTTACCACGGAACCGTTCCACCGCTCCCCGGAGACCGTGTTTGATATGACCGAAAATTCGGAAATGTGCCAACATCTGTTTTCTTCATCAAGCAAAAATAATTGATTTTGTATTCGTTTCGGTGTATGATACAAATAATTTAGAGATAGGAGGTTGTCTGATGACGGCAAAAGATATCATCGAGGCTGTATCGAAAATCACCCACACAAGCCAGAATGAACTATCGAGAAAGGCAGGCAAACCTGTACAGTGGCTTAATACCAGAATGACCCGAGGAACCCTGAGAGTTGATGATCTGCTTCAGATTTTAGATGTAGCCGGCATCGACATCACGCTTACGGTGCGAGAAACAGGCGAAATTATCAAGCCGTATATTGTCGGATACGGACGAAGAGTGCGCCGCATGGTTGATCGGGTTATCTACGACACTGCAGCAGCAGATGCTCTGTCTAACAGCTTTTTTGCAGACGGCGTAAACGAGTTCAACGACGATGGCAAGGCATCAGAACTGTACATGGATAGATCCGGTAGATACTTTCTGGCCGAATATACTTCTTGGGAAGGCGAAAAAGACCGTATCGAACCGGTGTCCGGCGAACGTGCCGCCGCATACATCGCAAAACACGGTACCACTTTGATGAAAAAGCATAATGATGAAAATGCTCCTCTGTAACGAGGAGCATTTTTCTTTTTGGCAAATATTTAGATAACAGAAAATATTTCTAGAAACATCGATTTCACTATTGACTTTACCGATAGGTGTGCTACGATATAGTCACAAAAAACTTTACCGATCGGTAAAACAGTTGTACACGGCGGATAGAAAGGGAGAAAAAGAATGCTTTACAGTGAATTCCTTCTTGGAACAGGCGCAGTAGACAATGTTGCATCCTATAAAGAGTACCGGCGAGTCGAGCGGATCTACATGGAGTCCGATCATTGCTCTAAAGAGGATGCATACCGGATGGCAAAGGTTGAAACCGTTAAGCAGTTCGAGGCTCGTCAGCGCAAAGCTCGAAAGGCCGAAATCGAATGGGTAAAGAATAATATCATCTCCGCCGCTGCTTTCATTCGTGCAATGGCAGAAAAGGAAGGAACCGTTTCCGGCATGGGTTATTCTCACCGCACTCCTTGCGGAAATATCTTCGAGCTGAAGCTGAACCGTCAGATCAATGGTTGCTCGGTTCTCCTGTACGACTTCTTCGTAAATGGAAAGCAGATCGACACCAGCGAAAGCGGCTACAACCTGCTGCCCAGTGCAGAGTTCCAGAGTTACCGAGCAAATTGGCACGACAAGACTCGCGAGGAGCTGGAAGACCTTTTCGGATATATTGCATAAATGGAGACAGATTGCAGATACAGAGAAAGGAGGTGCCAAGATGGCTCTTAGTAAGTTTGCACAGGCGTATCTCGAAGCAGAGAGAAACTTGCGAGATGAGTGCGATGAGATGGTTCGTAGGGGTGAATGCAGCGAAGACTATGCCGAATTTCGCTTTCAGATGGTGAGAGATGAAATTCTAGAAGCTATGGCTTATGCTGATATGGACTAAAACCAAATGCACAAAGGAAAAGTTGTTTACCCAAAAGGAGGAAGTCAAAAAATGATTGATGCAGCACAGGACAGAACCTATTTGCACACTTATATCTTGCAGCAGCAGGTTCTCGACAATATCGCTACCAAACTGGGGGTTGTCTGCTTCAGACCGAACTATCACGCAAAGAAAGGCGATGCAAACACCGTCTTGTTTTACACCAAGGAGGATCACGCTCACAATTGTCATGTAGACAGGCAACCCACAACTTATAGCCCTTCTCAGGCTGCAGACCTGCCGTATTTCATCGACGAAAAATATATCTACCGAGACCATTTCTGGTTCTTTGAGAATACGGACATCAACGGAAGACACGATCTCGACTTTGCGAATTTCGGAATGTTCGATCTCAGAGGACATGAATGGGCCAAGCGGATTTACGGAGCGGTATGGCTTGCCCTGACAAAGAAGCTGCAGAAAGATTATGTTATTTCCTGCGGAGGGTTCGCACAGATTTTTGAAGCAGACGAGCGATATAACGATTATAATCGGGATTTGATTGCTTCGTTTGCAATGGCAAAGGGAGAAACTTGGATAGGCAGCTTTAATCTCACCAAAGAAGAACGAGATGATGTTCGAAACAACGGCATGTCTGTGTACAGAAAATACGAAGGAGACACGGTTTTGAACTTTGGTTGTTCTTTCATAGTACCGAAAAAGGATGAAAAACTTGAGATGGCGATCAAAGCATGGAATGGATTAAACGAGAAGAACACAGTTCGTCCTGAACATCTCCTTAATCTGGTAGAACGTGCAGGAGGAATTTATTTACATTGGTTTTGAAACAAGGAGGACGAAAATGAACGGATATCAGAAACTGATGCGGAGACATCAAAAAGAATTCAATGAATTTCCTATCCATTTTGCATTCGGTCAAGAGCAGATTGACAGAAAGATCGAGGAACTTCATCTCAGCAAGGATCCCGGGAAAAGAGCGCAGCAGATCGTATCCATTGGTGCAGGAGGTTTCGTTCTGAAAGAGGATTTTCCCAGATATGCAGAGATGTGCGAGAGACACGCCAAGGAACGACTCGAAGCAATGGCAGATGATGAGAATGGCGCGACCTACTTGTACGATATGTTCTACACGGAACTGGTCAATCACGAATATGGATATACCCTCAGCACAGAAGACACCTTATGTGCTCTCGGCTTATCCAGAGAGGACATTGAATCGAATCCTGTCATGAAAGAAGCTTTGAGAAAAGCCACTACAGACATTCTGAAAGCTGAAGGATACGAAACAGAAGCGGAGGAAGATTGATGCGATTTGCATTCAAAGTATTTTATCGAACTGATCGTTCCCGCAAAGAAGGGAAATTTCAATATAAGCTGGTTCGTGCAAGAAACCATATCGAAGCCTGCGAGAAGTTCATGCAGAAATACCCGCATTTGCCTACTCCACTCTATGCAGTCTAAAGGGGTGAAAACTCGGTGGAAGAAAAAAGCAACGTAAGGACAGTCCGCTATATTGGAACTCATAATTGCGAAGACCTGTATCGATGCATCGACAACGGGCGTGTGTATATCAGACAGACACTGAACACTTCCAACCCGGTCGGGCTTGTCCGATGGTTGACCACCAGCAAATGGTCTGGAGGATATGAAGCAAACTGCCCCATCAAATGTGGTATCACAATGCGAGTGATTGATAGGAAGCGCAATGTGCTTTTCGAAGAAACGGTCGAAAACATTGATGGAGTGTTTGCCGGGAAAGCAGCAGTGAAAAAAGGCAATTCAATGAGCGAGGAAATTGCTAATCATGCCAATCGCCTAAAAAAAGAACTCGGCTTGAACCTGCTGAGTTACGAGGCATGGAAGAAAACTATGATGGACGATGCTAAGCATCATGGTTTCACTGGATATTCGGATAACTGGCTGTATCCGGAATCCGACTATATGGAGAAGAGCATCATCCAGACTTTTGAAATGCTAGGTGTGCCGGCAGCACTCTCTTGCCAAAGGGCGAGACATCGTATTTCCAAAAGAATGTATCTTTGTTATGAAATCATAGATTTGAAAGATAATCTCACCTTTGATCTTTTGGGATATGAAGATTATGGGATCTATGAATAATTTTTCGATCAAATTTTACCGATCGGTAAAAATGGGAGGAGAACACATGGAAAGAAACTGGAGACTTGGAGACGACCTTCTTCCGAGCGACAACATTCTCGACGGCCTTACCTTTGATGATCTGATTTTGGCAACCAGACACACGAGTGTCGTAAACCCGAAAACGGTCAGGGAGAACCTGAAGGATATGCTCGAAGGAAGGCTGGAGGATATGTGGTTCCTGGTCGAGAACAACATGGACATCATCATCCAGGCTGCACTGAAAGGAAGAGGTTAAATGGAACGAAAGAAAATCGTCATCACCGAAGAAAAGTATGCACCGGTTCTAAAAACAGGAGATCGTTTCGTTGCAAAATCCAAAGGACGTCCCGAAACGGAATTTGAATTCGTTGGATTCTCTCCGTTCAACAACTGCAAGTGCCAATACATCATCCTCAAGAATATCGAAACCGGAAACCACCTTGGCGTAGAACGCCTTTGGTTTGACGAGACGTACTGCGGAAGAAAAATCACCCTAGTAAAGGAGGGAGAAGATTGAAATATTGCAACTGCCTAACGTGTGACGCCTACTTCGAGATGAAGAAAGCCGAAAGAAGAAAGGGCAGATGGTATGCAAGTTGTCCTGATTGCGGCTGTTTGGCGGAAATCGACATTGACGACTATGTAGTCCCCACCGGGACATACGTCAAAATCTCGCCCAATCATTATGGCGAGATCGTCAAATGCAGTCACAAAAATGCAAAGGACTACTCCGAGATCCTTTACCTTGTCTTGCTTGAAGACGATGGAGAAGAAAGCACGTTCTGGGCAAAACGAAGCGATTTTACTCTTGCTGAGGACTGGCGCAAGATCCGGAGAGATGAAAATGGTTTCCACAGGGTATGCCATTATCCGGCAAACCAAGAATACAGCAATGTCCCGTGCTATAACTGCGCCGATCGCGCAAAGTGCAGCTACGATATTTATGCTCAGCTAAATGCTTATGAAGAATCGGACATGCAGCCGGATCTATGCCAGAAGTACGGTCGCCTCAACAAGGAACTCAGGAAATCGGGGCTGACATTTGCGGGTCTCATGGAAATGATCGCAGCACACAAGGCTGGAGAGTTGTACAAGCTTCCGTGTCCCATCGGAGGAACCCTATGGAGAGTGCGGTCTCAGGAAAGTAGGCGCGGATGCAAAAGAACGTATTTTGTCCAGCCCATTACGTTCAACCAGCACAATCTTTTCAAGATCGTGTTCGGTGGCGAATTAAACACCGTTGTCTTTGCAAGCAAAGACGATGCAAAAAATAGACTGGAGGAACTGAAAATTGAAGACAAAAATTCTGGGCATTAAGGGTGGTTGGCAGGAGGTCGTTGACAACTGCCGCGCAACTGTATCAAAGCCTCCGCTCGGTAAAGAACCGAGTGAAGACTTCAAGAGAAAAATCCTGCTCTCCGAACATTCGCCTATCCGTTGCATCTCCGTTCACTGGATCTGGAACGGCATCAAATCTTGGATTGCAACACACTGGAGCAGACATAAGTGGGAATGCTTCATTTCGACTCAAAGAACAGACAGAACTGGAGTTAATCGGGATCAGCTCACTCAGGACAACCCTGTGACCTTCACAGGTGAAGCGAATGTGCAGCAGCTAATCGACACATGGCGCAAGCGTCTCTGCTATCAAGCGTCCGAGGAAACCCGCAAGTATGCAGAGGATTTCAAAGAAGCTCTCCACGATCTCGAACCTGAGATTTCTGATGTATTAGTCCCGAATTGCGTTTATCGAGGAGGCTGTCCCGAACTCACCTGCTGCGGTTATTATCAAAAGCTTCTTAGAATGAACCCGGATTGTGCTTCTTCTGATCTTCGGAAACGATACGAAGCCTATAACGAGATGTTCCGGAACGGGAAAGGTAGATAAAGGCGTAATATGAGACTAATAAAATGCCCGAAGTGCAAATCTTTTGTAACAACCGAGGACAACCTGCAGCAGCAAATGTTTGCAGAAGTTAGCCGTTTGTCAGAGCTTGCCAGAAAGGACAAGAAAAACGCTGCAGCTTATTTGTCGGAAGCGAAAACAATCCGGAAAATTCTATCACAGACCATTCATCTTTCAGCACAGCTGGATGAAGAACGGTCGAGGCTGGCGAACGAACTCAAAGTTATCGTCCATTACCTGCTTGACAATCACCTTATTACACAAGAAAAGTTAGACGAGCTGAATAATATTGCAAGATCACACGCTGCAGAAAATCAGAGAAAAGCTTCTGATCGCATGCAGGAACTCTACGGCGATTTCAACAATATTATGTCCAACCGCAGCAAATCCGACCCTACAGCTGACAGAGCAATCAGACAGTCTCAGAGGAAAAAACCATGACAGGCGCAATCTTCCGGCTTTGTGGGGGTGCATTTGTATTTTGTGATGGGATGTGTCAATCTTGCCCGAGAATGCAGTTCAACACAATAAACGAAACACAAGAGGAGAATATTCGATATGACCAATAAAAGAGTACAAGAACAGGCATATTGTCAATTGACCCTCACTAAGGAGCAAGCAGACATTTTGCAAAAAGCCTGCGAGATGTATGCCAGAGTCAGGATGGGGCAGTTCTCAGAAATAATTTGGTGCTTACTTGATATCAAGACACCAACTGAAGAGTATTGCAAGAGACGAGATGAAGCTGAACGACTGTTGTATGAAGCCCGTAAACATATCTATCCTGACCTTTTTGGGAGAGGTCACTCCTATGGAATTGGAAAATTTGAAGATGCTGACATAGCCTTTGATATCCATCAAGTCCTAAGATATAAAAAAGGGGACCAGAGAGAACCGTTCAGCTACAGACATCTTCCCGAAGTCAAATTGCTTTGCTGTGAGAATAAGACGGAGAATGGAGATGAAGAGAAACCCAACATCAACAAGATGACCGCTGAAGAAATAAATTCAGTTACAGGAATTGGACCTACTAAGAGTTTGCAGATTGTCAGAGCCAGAAAGCACTGGCTTCATACAATTGAAGCTGCTGAAGATCTTCTTAAAATAGGGGGCATCGGACACATTACTGTCATGAAAATTGCTGAGAAAGTGAGGTTCGGTACAAAATGACTACGGAAGAAGTAGCATTCATTCTGCAAATCATAAAAAAAGAAATTGGTGCTATGTATGAAACTCCATATCCTAACAACCACGGGATCCATATGCTTCATCGACGAGAAAAAGCCTTGGATTTTGCGATTGAAGCCGTTTCAGAGAAAAGCGAAAGTGATAAAAACCTTCCCATCGAACTGAGCGTCCTCAAAAGCATGAAGTGGGAACCAGTGTGGCTAGAACATTACTTACGGCATTCAGACAGAATTGAGACTTACGGTGGTTGGGCCATCGTTGATGGAGACTATGCTTGCACTCTGAAGCATCTCGATCCGGAACAGTTCGTTGTATTTTCAAAAAGTAATGGTCAGCAACTGTTCATGAAAACAAAAGAATTTGGAATGCCTCAAAAGCATCTAGACATTGGCTGGCTTGCGTATAGACGTGAGCCAGATGGAATTTGCAAAACAAAACACGGAGAGATTTACGGGCGAAGAACTCTGACTCTTGACTATGTTGATAAGCAGGTAAACGCATGAAAGCAAGTAAAGAAGACCCCAAAACTCCTAGGAACTTTTCCGACAAGACAATGGAATTATACCATGCAGAAGTCGTATTAGAATTTGCCGAAAACGACATGAACGGTGCGAGAACATCGAACGCACTGAAGTTGCAAGGGAAACGAATATATTACATTCTTGATTCCATACGAGATGCAACAAGTCTTGATCCGAGAAAATTCGAAGACTTGCGAACCCTTGTCGAAATAGCTAAAACAACTCTCTACAAATCTAGATGATGATATGAGACTAAAAAAAGAGTTAATCCAATTTCACAAGCAGGGCCGTTGTGGGCAGACACGACCGTTAGGAGGCGCGATGAAGAAAGAAAATTGCAGATCAGATGATCTTCGCACTTGCAAAAAATGTTTTCATTGGATTCTGGCAGATCTTTTAAGAAGAGAGCAGGAACGAAACACGCAGTCACCAAAGCTTCAAATCACAAACTCAATGGTGAAAAACATGGACAGGTGCTGCACATGCAGAAACTCCAGCAATTTTCAAGAAGCTCCGCAGACGCTGACGGATGCAAGAATCTTACTTAGGAGATGGACTTTTAATGGAGAGTAGAACTGTAAGTTTTGGCTACAAGTCAATTGGGAATTTCGTTCGGTTGATTTCGACAATAAGGTTCGAAAAAAGCCATACTGCGAGAGAAATAGCGATTTGGCACGAGCGATTTGATGACGAAGACGGGGATGACCTTTTTGAACAGTTCCTTGCTGATCTTTACCCGGAAGGCAAGACAATTGAGCCAGAAGATGTTGACACTATTGTCAATTGCGCTATGCGGTTTCTCATGAAAGACGATAAGACCAGACAGATTAGAAACCGATACACCAAATTTGATAATGTCTACTGGGTGTATTTCAAGCCGGATGACATTGTTTATCCCTGCGGTTATGCCAAACATGCAGAAAAAGTACGGGAGATATGCAGGGATTTCTTCAAGGATTTTGACGAAATTGATCCCGATTTCCTTCAAAAGTTCATCCTTGAGAACATCGAAATCTGTTCTGATAATTCGACAATCGAAAGAATTGCAAAAGACAGCCGCTATATGTGCATTACAATTCTTCTAGACAAGGACATGGAAGAAGAGGCAAACCGAAAAATAAAGGCAGGTGAATTGTAATGCAAAACGACCTGATTTCCCGAAGTGCGCTTGGGATTGGCAAATGCAAGCCAGAAGTGTTTGAAAATAAGGCGTATGCTGACGGCTGGAATTCTGCCATTGCAGTCATTGAAAACGCCCCTGCCGTTGATGCTGTAGTGCTTCCGATTGGTAGACCGGGCGGTTATCTGGAATGGGACGACGGGGTTGGACACAGACAAATTTTCCGCATCCATTCCATTATGATTTGCGAGGATTGTATGCGGTACGAACTTTCTGGCTTTTCGCCCGTTGTGGATCACAAAGGAATTGTGCGGATTTTAAGCCCGGAAGACGTAGAAACGCTGGTAAAAGAGAGAGGGAAAGCGTGGAAATATGTGTGGTGTGAGGACGACAATAAAACCGAAAAAGGAACGGAGGGCTGACAATGAAGTGTCCGTATAACGACTTCAAGGAATGCTTCAAAGAAGATTGTGCCGCATGGAAACTCGTTCCAGACCCCAAAAATAGAGGTTATCTGATCCGTGTATGTGCCATTGCTTACGATGGTGGCGTTCCGAATAATGCCAGGAGGGATGACGATGGCTGACATTATCATTCACAAGCAAGATGACATTTCGGATTATGATGCCTTGCTCCATGTGCAAACAGTTATTCGTGACGGCAGGGTGGCAGGGAACGGCACTTGCTATTGTTATGTGACAAAGTTCAGTGATGGTTTCTATGTGTATGCCGACAAAAGGAAAGCGGATATTTTCACGGTAAGGAGGGCGGACGATGGTAATATTTCCTGAACTCAAAAAAATCGCCGAACTTAACGACAAAATCAGGCGACTGGCGAAAACTGTTGGCGAAAAGATCGATGCGGATGGATTGTATCTCGAAAATGCTCGTCTGATTTCCGGATGCACAACAGATGGAAAGCACTTGTACCAAGACGACGGCAGGCTTGACAATTGCGGTTTGGTCGACAATCTGTACTACTGTGACCAGCACACAGGCTATTGTGAGGATTACTTTTACGGAACGCTGTACTTCAAGACGGATGTTCCGGGGCAGTATGTGGCTGTCCCGTTCGATATGTAGGAGGGCACACGATGGCATTTTCAAAGAAAGTCCGTGAAGCCGTCTATGCTAAGTACAACGGTCATTGCGCTTACTGCGGAAGAAAAATTGCATACAAAGATATGCAAGTAGACCATTTTGTAGCAAAGCGAGGATGGAACGATAGCGGAAGCGATGACATTTCCAACCTCATGCCAGCCTGTCGGATGTGCAACCATTACAAGAGGGCACACACTCTTGAGGTGTTCAGACAGTATATTGCAGAAATTCCACGAAAACTGCGAGAGAACTATATCTACAAGGTCGGCGTTGCATATGGAAACATAATCGAAAACGAGAAACCGATTGTGTTTTACTTTGAGAAGATGGAGGCTTGACGATGGCAGAAGTAAGGCTGATTGAACATCGCCCTTTCTACCTTGAACCTTGGCATGGTAGCTATCGTTCTATGATGGATCGTTGTTATCGTAAAAAAGCAAAAAACTATCCATCATACGGAGGTCGTGGTATTAAGGTCTGCGAGGAATGGCATAGCGTGGAAAACTTCTCCGAGTGGGTGCAGAAAAGCGACTTTTCTAAAGGAATGACTTTAGAACGCAAGGATGTGAATGGTGACTATTGCCCGGAAAACTGCATCTGGGCAACACCAAAACAGCAAGCAAATAATCGCAGAAATACAGTGTTCATTGAATACAACGGCGAAAGTCACACGATCAGCGAGTGGGCGGAGTTGCTTGGTATCAAGAGAAGCACACTCAGCAACAGATACTATCACGGACAATCTCTGGACGACATTTTTTCAAAAGAACTCTTGTATTCTCGTTGTGGCAAAAAGAAAGGGGTAGGAGCATGAGACTTATAGATGCGGATGCGATGCTTGCCACGATTCGCCCTGACGCTGACGAGGATACCAAGAGTGCAGTGCTTCTGAGCGATGTAAAGAAGCTCTTTAGAAATGCGATTGCTAATGCTCCAACCATCGGCCCCGAAAGCCTGAGACCGCAGGGACGGTGGGCGAAGCGACAGACGAATGTTGGTGAAGAAACATATTGCACAGCTTGTGGTAAAGAAGCAGAAATCCTCCAAGATGGAGGCGGATGCGAATTGTTGTCAGATTACTGCCCCAATTGTGGATGTCGAATGGTGGAGGTGGAATAGTGTCTGGAATAAAAGGTTCAAATGCAGGTGAAAAGCATTACCGATATAAACACGGAGCAACCGGCACTAGATTGTTCAAAATCTGGCAGAGCATGAAGGAAAGGTGCTATCGTGAAAAGCACAAATATTTTGCAGATTATGGTGGTCGGGGAATTGCTGTTTGCGATGACTGGAGGTTTGATTTTTCTGCGTTTCGGGATTGGGCTATCAAAAACGGTTATCAAGATGGTTTGACCATAGACCGCATTGATCCGAATGGGAATTACGAGCCGACTAACTGTCAGTGGCTAACAAGAAGTGATAACACGAAAAAGGCATGGGCTGATAGGAGGAAGAATGCGTGAATAGCGACAAAGAAAAACTGATTGAGGTGCTTCAGTATGGGATGGACAAGTATTTTCTGCTGAAGTTTGAAGCGGAGATATTCGCCGAGCTGCTCATTGCCAACGGCGTGACCTTTGCGAAGGACACGAATGTCCCTAGCAAGTGGGTGCCCGTAACGGAGAGGTTGCCAAAAGAAAGCGGAATGTACATTGTCACTGCTTATGATGGACACGCAAAGCGGGTGACATTTGTAAAATGGCAAAAACGGAACAAACTGTGGGAACGCACAGGGGCAAGAAGCTATTGGAAGATTACCCACTGGATGCCGCTGCCGGAAGCACCGAAGGAGGAATGACCGTGTGTAACATCGCTCCGTTTCGAAAAAAATGTGAAAATGATACTTACGCTAAGGATCTGATTTCATGCAATTTACACCACTTATCCCACTATTGGCGGGAATTTCTCGGATCAATCCCTATCATAAGAATGTTTGTTGAACCGTATTGTTGCCCCGGATACCGGGAGAAGGAGAACGAATGAAAAACGGATTCTTAATGACAATAGTAGCGAACGTAGTAATCACTTTTGCTTGGATCTTTTTGGCTATCTACTTTGGGAAATGGTGGATCGCATTGTTCTCTGCCCTGTTTCTCCAAAGTACAAAAACAGAACGTAAGCACTACCGCGTTTGCAATAAATGTGGACGGCACAGTCCTTATGCAAATTCTCACAACGACGCACTTGACAAAGCAAAGGCAGAAGGTTGGACTATCGTAAGGAACGGTGATGAATTTGAAGACACCTGCCCAATCTGCAAGAAAGTTGAGGACAACAAATGGCTACGAATGTGAACAATGTCAGATATATTGATGCAATTGCTGCGGAACAAAACTTGTGGACCATTCTGAAAAGACATAGAAAAGAGCAGGGAGACCAGATGGGAGGCTGCTGAACTTGGTCCGTGAATGTGTTACTGCCATTAGAGAACATCCAACAATCGCAACTCCTCCAGACAAGCCCAATGGGAAATGGGTTAAGATCGAAAGCGAAGATCCTTCCCGCGTTAGACTTGCATGTTCCATGTGCGGATTCGACGTCAGCCATCCTGTTAGAGAAATCACGCACATTCCTTTCTGCTGGAACTGTGGCACCCACATGCACCGAGAAAATGGAGGAAAGGAATAATGGCAATTACCTTAGGTGGGGGAAGGTGGATTGAAAGTGACTTGTTTGATCCGGATGACGATCATGAAGAAATCTCCCCATATGATGACGACTACATTCGAGAAGAATATCTTGAGGAGGAACTTTAATGGGCCTAGATAATTGTCCTTTTTGCGGAAAACCCGGCAGAGTTAGAACACTATCCAACCAAACAAGTGGATTCGGTTTTGGATGCAGGTTTAGGATTGAATGCCACGAATGTCCGCATGTCGCCACCAAGAATTATGAAATAATCATGGAGCTTAAAAGTGATGGTAGTGTTGCTTTTGTAAAAGACGAAAGAAATGTAGCAATGGACACATGGAATAGGAGATCAAAGTGATGATTGAAAATCTTAACCTCTCACTTAGAGCATACAACGGCCTCAAACGTGCAGGAATCGATACAATAGAGGAATTGCTCAATGCCCCTGTGGAATATATTTTTTCAATCAGGGGGCTAGGAGAAAAATCAGTCGAGGAGATATACAGCAGGCTGAAGGAGGTGCATATAGATGAAACCGATACTGTTTAATTCAGAAATGGTTCTTGCCATCAAGAGAGGCCGGAAAACTGTTACCAGACGGCTAGTGAAGCCTAGATACCGTGATGGAGAAGCATCGTTTGCCGTTGTTTTCGAAAAACACAGTGGAAAGTACGTCCGAATAGAATATCTAGATGAGCATGACTGTGAAACCCGATACATGCGAGAACCATATAATCGCGGAGACATTCTATATGTTCGGGAAACATGGGCGGAAATGCCCTATGGTTTCGTTTATAAAGCAGATGACGAGGAGCCTGAGGGCTGGGATAGCTTAGACCGATGGAGACCTTCTATCCACATGCCAAAAGAGGCAGCAAGGCTTTTCCTAAGAGTTAAAAGCATCAGGGCAGAACAGCTCCAAGAGATCACAAATGAGCAGGCGCTCCAAGAAGGAGTTCCTGATGAATGGCCCATGAATGAGGTGTATTGTCCTGTCTGCAAAGGCGAGGGTATTGTAGGCTATTTCCATACGAAGACTCTGGGTCATATGAGCATTGATTGTCCGCACTGCAAGAACGCAGCAGATCGCTTCGGCCACCTGTGGGACAGTACGATTACGCAGGCCGACCTAGACTTTCACGGATGGACAGCAAATCCGTGGGTGTGGGTTATCGAGTTTGAAGTAATAACCAAAGAAGAAGCTATACACTATAACGAAACAGATTGAATATGAAAAAGAAATCACTTACTCAGAAACACCTCGAAACAATCTCAGTTTTCTCGCAATGCGACATGAAAGAGCGGCGAGCTGCCGCAAGTCTAGGAATCAACAGAAATGCGTTGAGATGCAGACTTCGAACGATAACAAAGCACAGCGGACTGAATCCGAAGTGTTTCTACGATCTGTGTGAACTGGTTGATATGATTGAGTCAAAACATCCACCCACAACATGAATGGCACAGATCTGTTTATCGAAGTGTGGTTAGTTTATTTTTGCATAGGAATATAAGTGTAGTTTGAATTCTATCTACATATAATGCAATTATTCCGCCTAATAAGGCGGCTGCTGTTTATCAAATCCATACCGATCGGTAAACTTCTTTCGAAAATCAAAGTGCTATTTCAGTTTCGGAGGAAACAGTATGAATTATTATGAAATCTTCGATGCCAAAACTGGGGTGCTAATTGCGAAAGGAAATGCTAGAGAATGCAAAAAGATCTTAGGGTGCTCTAGCATCGATGGATTTTACGCACTAGCCAACAGATCAAGACGTGGTATCAATAAAAAGTACAGAGCAGTCATTAAGAAGGGTGGGGAAGTAGACTACCCTGTTCTGGGGAAAGATGATCCGAAATGGGAGGAGTGAAATAATGAATGTTGTATTTCTTGGCTACGACGGAGTAGTCAACATTCTAATGCGGAACTGGGCTGTCTACAGCAGTGCAGCTTCATCAAAAATTTAACTGCGAGGAGAAAAAGAATGAACAATAACGTACCTACTATCAGAATTGCCATTGACGAAGGAGCAAAAAAACCGACCAGAGCACATGACAATGACGCCGGCCTCGATCTGTACGCAGCCGAAGACAAAGTAATTTTTGCAAACAGTTTTGACACAGTAGAAACAGGTATTCACATCGAAATCCCAGAGGGATATGTAGGACTTCTCACATCAAAAAGTGGGCTGATGCGTTACAATGGTGTCACCTGCAGAGGGACGATCGATCCCGGCTACACAGGATCTGTTAAAGCAATCATTTTCAATCACGGAGGGCAAATGGTCCAGGTCAAAGCGGGAGAGAAAATCACCCAAATGGTCATAGTTCCCTGTATTACCCCTTCTCTCGAAGTTGTAGACGAACTTCCCGAAACCGAAAGAGGCAACAACGGATTTGGAAGCACTGGTAAATAAGGAGAAATATAATGGAAAGGCTTACTTACTTCAATGAAGGATGCTGGGAGCTTCGCGAGACTGGCAATAAAGTTTGCTCCGAAGTTTGTGCATCTGTAGATGGCTGCGAAACGTGTCCGATCAGTACAGCAATCAATAAACTCGCCGCATACGAGGATATTTGTTCAATCGAAGACCTTTCAGATCTGATGAAAGCACAGAGAGACGGCCGCCTTGTGATTCGTCCTGCTACAGCAGACGGAACATGTGGAACATGTGCGAACTTCAAAAGAGAAGGGACTACTTGCCACGGATCGTGTTCTGCTAGACCCTTTATCAACAGTGCTTTTGGCCCTCCGAACAGACCGTTAGTTGTAACACGGACCAGAAAGGCTTGTAGCAGTGACTACCGTCCAATTCATAAGGAGGGATAAAAATGGACAAAGTCGATAGACACCTTAAACACTGTCTGGATCTCAACGAACTGTATAAAAAGAAAAATGCTGACTACGGAGATAGCTTCCACAAAACCTATCTTGAAGAGGGGCTTGCAATGTGTCGCATCCGTCTCAGCGACAAGCTAGAACGCTTCAAGACCCTCAGCAAGAGTCAGAAAGCTATGGTCGCAGACGAAACTATCATTGACACCCTTATTGATTTGGCGAACTATGCTATTCTTACCGTACTGGAGCTGGAGGACACCCCGGAAGCAAATGGTCTATTATCGCCTGATCCGCTTCCGAAGGATTACGTCGAGGGCTGTAGAGCGACGAAGAATGAATGAAGAAAAGAAAACTGTACAAATGGCGAAACATAGGGCGGCTTGATGTTGTGTTTGATGACCATTCAGCTTCGTTTCGATACAAACCTGCGGTGATTGAAGTCATAAGGCACTTTGCAAAAGCCCTCAATCAACACCAGAGGCAGAAAAACCTTGGACAACACCCATCTATACCAGACCCTGAAACAAGGCATACAGGAAGAAACAGCCAGTCAAAAAGCAACTTATAGAAAGCTATAGAGTCGACAACAAAGTAATATGCGATAGGAGAAAAGTAATGGTTGAAAACAAGTGCAGATTTCTGGAATTGTCACTTCAAAGCCATGAGCATCTTCGATGCGGCAACTTAAAATTGTATATCGATGTTGTGGAGCAAATGGCCGTTATCTTTCTTCATGAACGGAAATATATCGACTGTTTGAAATCGCTCATGCTCGTATTCTATTTCAATTTGAGTGGCATATCAAAACGTCCGTTTATCAGCAAAATACTGACGTTTATCATGAGATATTGTCTCATGAACTCATCAATGGATGAAGAAGGTGCGGTCCAGTTGTTTTGCGACACTATCCGAAAAGACACTCTCCCATCTCACAAATACTCGATCGAGGAATGTACCCTCTTATTGACGATGTGTTTGTCTGGAAAATCTCATCAAGCAAAAAGTGAAATGCGATCATGGAACAAACAGAAAAAATTACATAATTCTGGAAATTAGAATTAGAATAATCGGGCGGAAAGAAAAGGGCTTTTGCCTAGTTGCTCACATAGGAACCGTAAAAACTCCTCGCACGATCGCTTTGAGTGAATTGAAGTTTTATCTCCCGTGCTGAGCGACAAATACTACTCGAAGGAGATAAAACATGAATAAATCCCTGAACGAAGCGATCCTGAACATCGGAAAGGTCGATGCAATCCTATTTGCTATTGAGGAATGCTATCTGGATTTCGAAGCAAATGCCGCTGATTCTGAAATGGCGAACAGGGCTACAAACGCATTTTGCGCCTTAAAAGATGCTGTGTATGCAACTCGAAATAGCCTTCAAGCACTTGCCGGAGATCTTCAGGCGACCCGCTGAACTTTGTCAACTAAACAACCCAAAACGACGGACCGGGCATATGCTTGGTCCGTTTTTAATTTAATTGACAAGGCTAACATAGTCGTATATTATAAAGAAAAGAGTGCAAATATACAGAAATCACTGATACCGATTACATCGGTGATGCCATGTTCATACTATAAGGGATGATAATCGAGGGTCAAAAGCCCGCAAAAGCACTGGAATCAAGCGGTCTAAGCTGTTATTTGCAGTATGAGTTTTTTTCGATATGATCCTATTTTGAACATCCCGACTTGATGTTTGTATCCGATGTATATTAAAACAGCACTTTTTTGCTATGTATAACTATGAATAAAATAGCACGATCCCCCGAGCTACAAAGCTCGGGGGATTTCGTTTTACGAATAGACAAACCGAATAGTAACATCATTCGAGAATTGCAATGACGTAATTTTTCCGCCTGTGGCTTCGATGTTCTTGATAACGGATCGGATGAACATTCGAGGTATTTGGGGGTCAATTCCTCGGATGTACTTTTCATAGTCAACAAATCTTTCATTCAGAAGCTTTTCCGCCATAACAAAGTAGCTCGCCTTGCGGAGAAAATCATCTTCTGAAAGTGCAGCTTCCTCGTCGTTCTGTTTAAGTTCGGAAATTCCTTTGTTTGTTTCCTCTAACTCATCCAGCAATTTCTTTCGCTCGATAATATATTCTGCCTCCGACATCGCATCTTCGCCGAACAAGAATATCGACTTCAGCCTATTTAGTGCGATCTCGGTCTTTCTGCGCCTTTCCTCCAGAATATCAAGCTTATTCTCTTGCTTTTCGGTTCCAGCGAATACGTCTTCGGGCTTGAATTCTACTCCAGAAACGGTAGACAAAATCATCTTCTTGAGTTTTACCAAGTCTTCGTCGCATATTGCAACGCCCAAAAAGGGAGAACCTTTCAAAACCTTCTTCGCCAAGACAGGGAGCGGCGTCTTGGGATTTATCTTTTCTCTGCACTGCATAATGTTAGCAATAAAGTTGAAGACAAACGGACCTATTATGATGTCGGAAATGTATTTATTGCCGCAGGATTTATCAAGTCTTCTCTTGTAACAAGAATAAATCGACGGTCTCCATCCGTCCGCTCTGCGGCGATCTAGAGTTGCCGACATATTGTGTCCGCATTCTCCGCAAGTTATTAAGCCAGCGAAGATGTGAATGTTTTTATTCATTCGAGCTGTACCTACCTTTATCCCGCCACGTCGGTTTCTTGTAAGAGAAAGTTGGATTCTCTCGAATCTGGCCTCACTCAGAGCCGGCAAATGGTGGTTCTCTATGACGATCCATTCTGCCTCGTCTCTTTTTGCAACTCCCTTTCCGTCGGAGTGGACATTGTATTTGTAAGATCCAATATACCAAACGTTGCGGAGGATCTTGTTTATCGCTACCGGAGACCACTCCAATCCTTGCCGAGTACGATAGCCATTGCTATTCAACCATTTAGCAGTTGCAAGCAGGGAGTTTGTTTCCTCGTATTTGTCGCACATAGATAAATAAATCCTGTGTTCGTATTGGTTTAAGGTAAAACATTTTTCTTCCGTATCGTAATTGTATCCATACGGGACTCTTCCGCCGTTCCATTTTCCACTGTCAGCTCTGGAGAGCATAATTGCTGTGACTCTTTCGGCCGTAACTTGCCGTTCCAGCTCAGCAAATACCAAGATTATTTTCACCATTGCCTCGCCCATGGCTGTACTCGTGTCGAACTGCTCGTTTTTAGATACGAAGGCAACGCCTAAAGATTTCAGTTCGGCATGCATATTTGCAAAGTCTAAAAGATTTCTGCTTATACGATCGATCTTCCAGACGAGCAAATGTGAGAATTCACCTGTTCTCAGCCTTTCCATCATTCTCTGATAGTCAGGCCGATCTGTATTTTTGGCAGAATAGCCGGGATCTACGAAGACTTCGTAATCTGTTATTCCAAGAACAAGATCTGCAAATGCGATCAGCTCCCGGCGTTGAACCTGAAGGGAGTCCTTGTCAATCTGCCATTGTGTAGAAACACGAGTGTATATTGCCGCCTTCTTTTTCGATAGGCTTCTGGATGCATCCACTCTGACACCACCTTATCTTATGGAAAATCACAGGAATTTCCACGGAATTTCCACGGAAATTCCGGCGCAACCGTAACCGTAAACGGAATCGTAACCTATATACCGTAATCATAATATATATAAAGACGGAGGATGGCTCTTTGCGATCGTCCGTCTTTTGCTATTTAACCATCAATGAAGAACACATCAAAGAGAGGAGTACGGCATTTCGAGAGAGTTTCTTTAAGCGAGGAACGGTCCTCCTGAGAAATACCGACAGCAAGAACCAAAATCTTTCCGCTGGAAATACCCGAGGCGATTTTTGCCTCAAAATCAGTCTCATCAGCATACGATAGCAGTCCTCTAGATGCCATTATATCGATTACATCTGCTGCTTGCCCTTTGTGTAAGAATGTGTAATTTGCAGAAAGCTCATTCAGAAGATTGAAACCGTATGCACGAAGGATCTTTACTTCTGAAACTATTTCCGCAGCTGAAATCGCAGACAAGACCAACACCAAATTCCCATCGGGGGCAACAAAAAGGCAATCGAAGTCAAAACGACCTATTTTTCCTTTTCTGGCAATGCAAACGAAGCTTTTTGATCCGAATGATGTAGAAATTCTCGATTTGTATTTTGCCATAAATCTGTTTAACTCGGCGGTCGTTAATGTAGCAGGGTCTCTTTGATCTTTTGCTGATGTAGGTTGAGCGATTTTCATAATATATTACTCCTTCCGGTATTTTTGTAAGACTGCATTTATTACGAGCTTGTCATCATCGGATGCGGCAGCATAAAGGCTTCCGATTTCTCTGCTCTCGCGGGAAAGAACATCTCCGCTCTTTTCTGAAAGGCCGAGAAGCCAATCGATTGAAACAGAGAAAAATTCAGAAATCAGAATAACATACTTGAGGTTCGGCACACGGGTAGGCTCAGACAAGTATCTTGAAATTGCAGCAGCACTAACTTTTAGAGCGGCCGAAAGAGAAGAAATGTTGTGCCCATGACTTTCCATCAGAATCCCCAAGTTGT